CCGCATATCACCATCGCATCATCGTCACAGCACTGCGGGCGTGATTTTACTTTTTCGGGGATCAGTCCCTTAAATCCGGCGGCAATGGGTGACCAGGTCACATCCTCATGGTTATTTGCCGCCCATGCCCCCCAGCACTCAAGAACCTGCCGGATATCACGCATCAGTATCTTTACCCCATCCGCGATGAACCATAAGAACACCGTTGACAATAGCGTGTCTTTTTCCTTCTTTATCGCCAGTGTATTTTCTGACCGTGTTGCGACTACAGTTCAGTATTCTGGCTACCTCGGTCTGATTTTCATATGCCTCAACGAGCATGTCAGGAATGGTTTTTACTGTGAACGTCATGCGGCCTCACTTCTGCTGTTTCGCAGGTCTTTAAGTTTCTGCTGATACTTCGCCTTGATCGCCCTGCATTCTTCGACAGTCCAGCGATGGCGGTTATGGTTCGATTCGATTTCGTCTACTGCTTCCTGCCCGATGCGGTTAATCAGTTCGACGCGATACGGAACGAGATTTCCGCTTTTGTACTGGTTACACACCACGCATTGCTTGTGGATATTGCGTTCATCAAATCTGAGTTGGGGAGCCGCAGCTGTTGTACGGTAATGACCTGCATCCCACTGAGCAGAATCGAATGTCCCGCATGAAACGCACGGCAAATTACGGTCTCGTTCTCTGATATAAGCATTCACGGCCTGCTGTGCCTGCTTAATCCAGTAACTGCGGGGCTGTAAGTCCCTTCTTCGCGCTTTAAGTTTGTCTGCCTGTTCTTTTGCAAAGGCTATGGCCTTTTCTTTTCTGACCAGTTCAAGTGCGCACTGACCGCAACAAACTTTCTGATACGAGCGAAACGGCACAAACGGGGTTCCGCACACTTTGCATTTTTTAGGTTTACGTTGCTGCATCATCACCTCAGAAAAACGACAGCAGGCGGTTATTCAGTTCAGGGCTGTTTGAGCGCCCAAACACATGCTTTAACGCGGCATTAATCATTGAGTTGTAGCAACGTTCAAACTCATCCTGATCCATATTCGCGTAACTCAGGCTTTTTGCCCGATATCTCACCTCGCCTCTTATGGTTGTGACCACATCATAAAACCCGGCAAGAATTGTCAGATTTTTACGAAACTCATCAAACTGCGTCGCTTCATCAGAGAATTCGTATCCGGCATGTTCAGCGCACCAGTACTGAAAGCAGAAATTAAGAAAAGCGAACATCTTCCGGTGAAAAGATGGGTTACGGGTAAGTTTTGCTTCCAGTGTATACAGCTCACCGTTTTTAAATTTTGCCAGTCGGGGTAAATCGCGCTCATACGCCGGTACAAATACGCCATTAGCCGCCTTGATCATCTCTATTTCCATCAGGCAGCCTCCGCTTTGAATTTGCGCGTCAACACATGTTCACGGGCTTCACACCCCTGAATGAGCATGTCGTTAAAATCCGGCAAGTCAGGCCAGCGAATGCTGACTTTCTCAACGTCATTGCAACTCATGAGATTCTTATGCCCACATTTAAAGGCAGCCGCCAGACCTGCGCCGTGCGCATCATTGTCAGCAAAGATAATCAGGTGATTAACGCCAGGTGGCGCAATGAACTTCTCCATAAAACCGGAGTTCATTGTTGACCACACATTGCAGCGGAAGATTTGACGGCATGAAAGCGCCGTTTCGATACCCTCGGCTATCCCCAGAGTGGACGACACCGGATACAGGCGTATTGCCACCGATTTAGCATGCTGCAAACCAGGCAACTCCTGTAGCGCAGTCATTTTTTTAGCCGCCTCTACATTCGCCTTGCGATCACCATCCAGCAACGTACGATGCAGATAGCAAAGAGAACCTTTGTCATCTGTTGCAATGGCGTAAATTGCCTGATATTCGCGCCCGCTGGCGATCTGACGGTCACAGAAACGCACGGATTCGATCGGTAACTGGAGTATTCCCCTCCCCTGCAGGTACGCCTCACCTGTTGTGCCCCGCAGACACGGGAGTCCGGCAAACTTATCCATGACCAGCTTCCGCTTTCTGCTTATCTCTGTTACAGGCTGGCTGACTTTCTCCCTCTTCCAGGTATTTCCGATCAGCCGATCGATTTCATCACACAACGTCACCCAGGGCTTACCCGTGGCAAGTTGCAACAGATTCATCCCGTCCCCGTGACCACAGACACAAATCCATGAACCGGAACCATCCTTATCATCACAGCGAAATTTACCTCTGGCACCACATATCGGGCAGGGGCCGCTATAATGTTTCAAGCCAGTAACAGGAGGCATGCCGTAATATTCAAAAATTCGCCCCCAATGCCCGGCCGCTGCCTTCTTAGTCTGCATGCTGGCCTCCTGTCATGGCTTTCTTGCGCCCTTTGGCATAGGCAATGGTCTTTGACTTGATGAAGTTGTACACTTCAACTGAGGTTTGCAGCGGCGCATTACTGAAGCCTTTAGGCCACACACCGAACTTCTCCTTGTAGGTATGAGCGCACCATCCGTCACTCAGGGGTTTACCCGTCGCGTTGCGGTAATTCTGATACCCCTTGATCTCACTCCACCAACGCTGCTTTTCCTCGCGACTGTATTCGCGTTTCCCTTTGTTTACGCGAGAGAGTTTTCGATCGCGGTCTGTTGCCACATCATCGCCACCAAGAGGACGAAACCCACATTTGGGACACATGTGTACACCAGCAGGCTTCATGAAGTGGCATTTGGGGCATTCTCTGGGAAGTTTCTCAGCCTTAACCTCGCCACCGCCAGCAGACGCTTTCATTCCGTCATTTTTACCCGGCAGTTCGTCATACTCGATATCCTCGGGGAAGCCCAGCCGATGAACCGTACCAGAATGGTCAAAAATCAACGCACGTTTTTTACCTGGGGCTGTACGTAACGCTCTACCTATGCACTGCAACCAACGGATTTCTGATTTTGTCGGACGGGCGTAGATCAGGCAGCGAACATCGCTGTCAAATCCCGCAACCAGTACACCAACGTTGACAATTATTTTGGTCGCGCCCTCTTCAAAACGGCGAATGATGTCCTGTCGTTCATCATGGAGGGTATCTGCCGTCATCACCTCTGCACCAATACCGGCCTGTAAAAACTCACGGGTAACAAAATTCGCATGCGCAACATTCACGCAGAAGCAGATCGTCGGCAAATCCTCGCCATTCTCAAGCCAGTTGCGAACGATATCGCCAACCAGATCCGAACTCCCCATGATGGATGCGAGCTGCTCCTCGTTGTAATCCCGTCCAAATACGGTGTTACTGGTTTTTACGCCAGCCAGATCAGGCATTGAGGGGGCAAAAAACTCGTAATCGCTCAGATCACCACGCTGAATAAGTTCACGAATCGTTGTAGGCTTGAGCAGGCATTCGTAGTACTTCCCCATCCAGGCTGCGAACGGGGTGCCGGAAAGTCCAAGAACCCTGATGTCTCTGTCCCGGATAACCTCAAGTAACGCACGACGCTTCATGTGTGCTTCATCGATGATCAGCAGATCGATGTTGTCAGGAAACTCACGACGGATCAGCGTGTCGGCACTGGCAATCTGAATCAGTCGTGACGGGTCATAGTTAGGGTGATCACGCCATACAAAACTGATTTCTTCCCACGGCAAACCGTATTCGGTGAAACGTTCCGCTGTCTGGTTCAGCAGGATGGTGTACGGACAGACAAACATCACCCGCATACCACGTTCAACCATTCCGGCAGTGACGAATGCTGCAAGACCAGTTTTGCCAGAGCCAGTGGGTGCATACATCAGGTACGTGCGATGCTGTTTCCACTGGTGCCGCAGCTGGTTTAAACCGCGCTCCTGAGCAAAGTTTGGGGTGATTTTCAGCATGACGCCCCCTTGCCATTCGCCGGGATGATATCGATCCCAGCATCGCTATAACTGGTCAGTTTCTTTGGCATTCGAAGCAACACAAAGCCTTCAGTGCCACGACGTGCCAATTCACGCAATTTCATGACTGAGCGGGGTCGCGGAGAGCTACGATCGATCTCGATAGCCACACTCCCACCAGTTTTTGCTGTTGCGAGAATATCAACACGGAAATTTCTGCCATCGATTCTTACTGTGACATTGCTTGCCACATGCATCCCCTGTGACTCAAGGATCGTTACGACATCAGCCAGAAAGCTGTAACGCTCCTCTGTTCTCAGTGGTACAGTGCTCAGTGTACGGATCAGTGCCGATTTGGTTGCTGCTGACATAGTTTATCACTCAATAGTTAGCTCGATAATTATTTCACCAGGAACTATCGCGCGCTTATACAGTGATCTACCTAACCTATGTACCTGCCTTCTGGCCTAGGCCAAGGGATACAGGCCTTACCAACGACTCCACCCCCTTACCCCCTCCTCGCTTCCTTTCAGGAAATTAGTTGCATGTGAAATTATTTCTAGCGCAACTAACCGCCATCATGGTGTCGGGGGAAACTTCCGTACCGCTACTGGCGAAAGCATCCAGCCACGGCTGGCTCTCGCGTACTTCTGGACATACACCCGTAACCGGGTGTTGGCGCTCCGTCTTGCCCTGTTGCCCTTCCTGAACGATACAGGCTCCTTGTCCCACTCTTCCTGGTACACTCTCGCGTACTCTGCTGCAATTTTTACCCGGGTGGTCGGGTCTAGCTGTAACAATTGCTCCTGTATCCAGTCCCGATCAGCATCACAGTACTGCTCGGGCATAACCGTTTTGATTTGCCTGTTCACTCACACCTCCGATGGGCTGTGTGTCCAGGATTAATCATCGCCTCTTACGAACGCAGGGAACGGACGAACCTCTTCCGCCTCAACTGTGCCGTCATCAAAGGTTTTGACGTATATTTCTCGTCCGACGAGAAGCGCTTTACTGATTGCACTCTGCGCCACGCCAAAGTCCTTAGCGGCTTTCTTTTGGCCGAACCTGTATACGTAATCAGCCAGGGTCTCTTTTTTCATCGCCATAACTGACTCCTTCAAAATGCCCATATCATTACGCACAGTTATTAAAATGTCAACACCGCAGATATTTCATTACATATAACCAAAGGTGATATGGTATGAACATGAAAAAGAAACCGTTAACCCCTGAGCAACTGGAAGACGCCAAGCGTCTGAAAAGTATTTTTAACGCTAAAAAGAAAGAGTTAGGCCTGTCGCAGGAATCATTAGCCTATGAATTAGGTGTTACCCAAAGCGCTGTTAATCAGCTAATGGCTGGCATCAACGCCATAAATGCCAGCCACGCAGCACAGCTTGCTAAGATACTGAATGTAAAGGTCGGAGATTTCAGTCCCAGCCTGGCAAAATCTATTGCAGAAATGGCGCTCGCAATTGAAGAGCCATTAACTCGTGTCCCCGCTTACGAATATCCGTTACTCTCCTGCGTACAAGCTGGCGCATTCTCAATGGATGATATTTCGTACACCGCAAAAGATGCGATTAAATGGATCTCCACCACCACAAAAGCCAGTGACAGGTCGTTCTGGCTGGAGGTCAAGGGGCATTCAATGACCGCACCGCAGGGTGGTAAACCCAGCTTCCCTGAAGGTATGCTGATACTCGTTGACCCTGAACGGGAAATCGAGGATGGCGATTTTTGCGTGGCCCGAATGAACGGCGATGAATTTACCTTCAAACGATTCATTCGTGAGAGCGGTAAAGCGTACCTGGAGCCGCTCAACCCACGATTCGACATGATTGAGTGTAACGAAAACTGCCAGTTTGTCGGAAAGGTCATCAAATCGCAGTGGAATGATGAGACTTTTGATTGAGCTCACAGAGTGATTTGACATCCTTCACGCCTGAAGAATGTGGAGGATGTCAAAAGCACGTTGGCATCATCATGCCACGTAAAGAGGATTAGTTATGCTTCAAAAGCTAGACGTCGCAGACAGCGTGCGTCGCGAGCTGTCTCCCCGTACCGCGCGTAAACACAAAGCAGAGTTCGGCCAGTTCATGACGCCTTCTGGCGTGGCCCGTTTTATGGCCTCCTTGTTTCCACCGAGCACAATGAAAACTTGCCGTCTACTGGACGCAGGCGCTGGTTTAGGCGCACTGTCTTGCGCCTTCCTCGACCGTTGGCTGGTTGGCGAGTTTGGCTTTGAGTCTGTCGAGGCAACAGCCTACGAAATCGACAAAAAGCTGTGTGGTCACCTTGCGAAGCACTTAACCGGGTACAGGAGAGTGACGCCCCGCATCATCGAAGGGGATTATATTGAGCTGGCAACCGCCGAAGGTCTACAGGATCGAGGTTATACCCATGCAATACTTAATCCGCCTTACAAGAAGATCAATAGCCAGTCAGCCCACCGGCAGGCTCTTCGCACTGTCGGTATCGAGACGGTAAATCTGTATTCCGCCTTTGTTGCACTGGCTGTAGGTGAGGTTGCACCTGGCGGGCAGATAGTGGCCATAATCCCACGTAGTTTCTGCAACGGACCGTATTACCGTCCGTTCCGTAATTTCATACTTGAGCGGGCAGCAATCCGCCATATTCATTTGTTCGAATCACGTAGCAAAGCTTTCAGGGATGACGATGTGTTGCAGGAAAATATTATCATCCGCCTGGAGCGTGGAGGCCGTCAGGAGGCTGTTACAGTCACAACTTCGACCGATGATAGCTTTTTTGACCTGGTCACCTACGAACACCCATTTGACCAGATTGTGTACCCGGACGATTCGGAGCGGTTTATTCATGTGCCGACCACGCTCGAGAAAAGCACCATTGAGTTATCATCTGCCGTACAATGTTCGCTGGCTGATATTGGCGTGAAGGTATCGACCGGACCGATAGTTGATTTCCGACTGAAAGCTCATTTGCGCAGCATGCCAGAAGAAGGAACTGTTCCCCTGATCTACCCGAGCCATTTGAGTATGAGTAGCACTGTCTGGCCTGTGGAAGGTTTGAAGAAACCCAACGCAATCATGCGCAACGACGAGACAGAAAAGTGGCTTTACCCGAACGGTTTTTATTGTGTGGTGCGTCGTTTCTCGTCGAAGGAGGAAAAGCGCCGAGTGGTAGCAAGCGTCGTTGATCCTGCTACCTTCAGTGAGTATTCAGTGTTGGGATTTGAAAATCACATGAACGTGTTTCATGAGAACAAACATGGGTTACCCGAGGCGCTGGCCCGTGGCTTGGCCGTGTTCCTGAACACTACCGCAGTGGATAAGTATTTCCGTCGCTTCAACGGGCATACACAGGTCAATGCAACCGACCTCAAGATGATTAAGTACCCAAGCCGTGACACTCTGATAGAGCTTGGCAAGTGGGCTATGCAACAAGAAACTCTCACGCAAGAACATATTGACGCTAAGCTAGGAGCTCTGACTGCATGAACAACCAAAATGATTATATTGAGGCCGCTCAGCAAATTATAGCATCCTTAGGCCTGCCCAGAGCGCAGCAGAATGAGCGTTCTGCTTTGTGTTTGCTGGCACTCCTGAACCTCACACCGGGAAAAGCATGGGCCGACGCGGAAAATCCGCTTGTGGGCATTACACCAATCATGAATTGGGTTCGGGAGCACTACGGCAAGGTCTACGCACCCAATACTCGTGAGACATTCCGCCGCCAGTCTATGCATCAGTTCTGCGCTGCTGGAGTAGCCCTCTACAATCCGGACAAGCCCGATCGCCCAGTGAACAGCCCGAAGGCTGTTTATCAGATCGAACCTGCTGCTCTGTCCATGCTACGCACTTTCGGCAGCCCGGCATGGCACGATAGCCTTGCAACCTATTTAGCCGAGCGTGAAACGCTGGTTACCCGCTATGCTAAGGAGCGCGAACAGAATCGTATCCCTGTTGAAATTGCTGCGGGCCAGCAAATAACCCTCAGTCCCGGCGAGCACAGCGAACTTATCCGTGCCATAATAGAGGACTTCGCCCCACGTTTTGCTCCGGGTAGCGTGCTGGTCTATGCTGGCGACACTGGCGAAAAGTGGGGCTACTTCGACGCTCCACTGCTGGCCGGGCTAGGTGTTGATGTGGATTCACACGGTAAAATGCCAGATGTGGTGCTACATTTTACTGCGAAAAACTGGCTGCTACTGGTTGAGTCTGTCACCAGTCATGGACCGGTTGATGGGAAGCGGCATGCTGAGCTTGCCAGGCTGTTTGCCGGATCAACAGCCGGACTTGTCTATGTGACCGCTTTTCCAAATCGCTCCATCATGGGGCGATATCTTGGTGAAATCGCATGGGAAACAGAGGTATGGGTGGCTGATGCACCTTCTCATCTTATTCACTTCAACGGAGTGCGATTTCTTGGCCCCTACTCTACTGAATGAGAACAGGACCAGATAAATAGCCCGGCCCATGCGCCGGGTTTTTCTTTGCATATCCCCTCCTGTTATCTGTCCCCTTAAAAAATAAATCACTTTAAAAATCAGTTAAGTAATAATTTCTCGTCCTTAAAAAAGCACCGACGGTATTTACATGAAAATAACCGCAAGTTATATTTATTTCAAGCCAGAAACATCGCGCCCTTACACAGGGCTACATAAATCAGTCGTACGGCGCGACTTAACCCGCCGCAAAATGCTCTTTAACAATCTGGAGCTTTACAGCGTCAATGACCTGTTTAGACCCCTACACGTAAACGTGCTGTATCATCGGGTGCGATCCGGTCGATGAGAGAGTATCCCCGCGCGAGAGCGAGAACGGCGTGAGAACGGGCAACACTGGCAGGAAGTTGGCGCTGACCAATACAGGGAATGTTTTGGGGTGTGGTGAAGGGTTCATGGACGGGAATATGTCGCACGTAAAGCGGCGAGGCCCGAGGGACTATTGCTGAAGATAAGTAGGCCGAATCGGGTCGAAATGGGTCTCCCACCTGCCACATCGCCAAAGCATTTCCGAGAAAGGACGGTATTGACTGCGTGTGATGCCGGGGCTATATTGGGCGAACACCTTATAAAACGGGTGTCGGGATTCTCACCCCGCTGACAATCGAGGCGATACAGACGCGCCAGCGTCTTTTTTTGTATCGACATACACGCACATCTTATCAATGGTGGGCTGTATGGGGCCGACTTCGGTCGGGCTGGTTCCCTTGATTGCCAGTTGTGAGAACCCTGTACAGTCCACCGCCAGCGAGCTTCTCACCTCCTGCGGTGGTTATTAATCACCAATCAAGGAGGCTGCCATTATGGCTACTATCCCAGTCCTTTCTCAACCTGAAATCACCATTTCCAATGGCCGCGCTGTTACTACGTCCTTTGCCGTTGCCGAATATTTTTGCAAGCGACACGATAACGTATTACGTGCCATTGCAAATATTGAATGCTCAGAGAAATTTAACGCCCTCAATTTTGAGGACGTTACCTACACCGACGCCAAAGGCGAACAACGCCCAATGTACCAAATCACCAAAAACGGATTCGTCTTCCTGGTGATGGGCTTCACTGGTAAAAAAGCAGCTGCATTCAAGGAAGCCTATATTGCTGAATTCGATCGCATGGAAAAACAGCTATGGGAACAGAAACAACTGGCTCTGTCTTCTCCTGCGATGAATATCAATTTTCCTTTATCGTGGTTTTCAGAGCATCACCCCTACGCCACGATGAACTATGTTGATCGCAAGGTTATCAGCCTTGATGCTTCCGTACTCTTCGACATGCCAAGCCCAACTATGCGCATCCTCAACGAGCTACACAGCAAGGGCTATAACGTTGACGCCGCTGTCGCCGAATTTAACGCCTTCAAGCATCTGACGGAAGAAATGCGCCGTAAATTGCTGGATATTTCCCGCACATCGGAAAAATCTTCCCGCTTTGGTTTCAACGTTAATCTTTAATTAAATCTCTCCCCGATTATATATCGGGGATTAAATTAAATATCTGGATTAATTAACCGGAGGATTTGTCATGCTCAAACCTCACTACGGAACCATATTAGTTTCTCGCAAGGACGTTAAACCCGGCACAGCAATTCTTTACAACGGGCGTTATTACATGGCGTCAGCTAACGTTAATAATGCACTTTACGCACATTCACTGATTGAAAAAATTCGCATTATTTCAGATGCAATAGAAGTTTACCTGAACCATAAAGGCCAGCCGTTAATCTCACCAGCCTGAAAGGAAATATCATGCTCAATCAAAAAATTAATATCAATGTAAAAAGCGTCGTAACGCCAGCAGAAACTATAATGGGTGAAGTTTTTATGGATGATAAAATCATCGCCTATTTTTTTGTCCTGCCTGATGAGGCTATTTCTGTTATTGATACGGAAGGCAATGTTATGTTTATCGCAGAAAATCCAGAAGACATCGCATTACAGGCCGCTGCATATTTCTTCGCTAAGGAGCAGGAGGAAGAATGTGACTGCCCTGTCTGTCAGCTTTCCCGACAAATTAATTTAATGCATTAACCGAAATCAGGAGTTCCGCCATGAACGCATACCTCACCTGTGACCGAATAGAGGAGCGTCGCTGGGTTAATCAGCACATTCAGGATGAAAAGGATAAATGGATTGACGATCGGGCGCAGGAGCTTATCAGCATGTTCCCCGATAAACCATTGCTTATGAGCAGCCTTTTTTTACCCAAAGAAGCCCAGCTGGCACTTACTGGCGATAAAGCGGAAGAGGCTTACAACGATTATATCTCAGCGATCGCCTATGCACGGGCGGAAGAAGAATGGGAGAGGAAATTCTCCCCCTGTCCTTTCTGATTTTCAGGACCAATAAAAATGTTCGATATCGTTGAATTTGTTAAACAGCAGGAGCGCTTTTTCTGCGAAGCATTAACTGAACCGACGCTGACATGGGCTAAGGAAAGTCAGTTTGCAATTCAGCAATTCCAGAAAAATTCCTTTCTGGCTGACACAGCACGGGGAAATCTGTCCAGCGCACAGAACGCTATCATCAATGTTGCCGCCATAGGCATAACCCTGAACCCGGCCAGCAAGCTGGCGTATCTGGTACCACGAAAAAAGGCTGTATGCCTGGATATCAGTTATATGGGGCTTCTGCATCTGGCACAGGTCACAGGAGCCATTCAGTGGGGGCAATGCAAACTTGTTTACGAGAAGGACATTTACGAGTCCAACGGTATTGACTGCGCCCCCACGCACAAATACAACCCATTCGTCGACAGGGGCGCACGCATTGGCGGTTATTGTGTCGTAAAAACATCCGAAGGCGACTATCTGACCGAAGAGATGAGCAACAGGGAAATCGAGGTCATCAGGGCGTGCAGCAAAGCCGGAAATAACGGAGGAAGTAGCCCGTGGGATAGTTTCCCCGATGAAATGGCCAGAAAAGCCATTGTTAAGCGCGCCAGCAAATACTGGCCCCGTCGCGATCGCCTGGATACAGCTATCGACTACCTGAACACTCAGGGCGGTGAAGGTATCATCCTGAATGCTGATCACATCCCTGAGCGTGACGTCACTCCCGCATCAGATGAGATTATCAATGAGATCACTCAGGCAATCACCGAAATTAACAAGACATGGGATGACCTGCTTCCCTTATGTTCCAAAACATTCCGTCGCACGATTGCATCACATGAATATCTCAGTCAGGAAGAAGCTGTCAAAACGCTTGATTTTGTCAAAAAGAAAGCTGCCAGAAACAAGGCCACGGCGGAAGCGAAAATTCACGCCACCACGGAAAATAACAGCGAGGCCGTGTCATGACACCAGAAATTATTCTCCAGCGAACTGGCGTGGATATTACCAGCCTCGACCAGGGCGATGATGGATGGCACAAGCTGAGACTCGGTGTTATCACTGCTTCAGAAGTTCACAATGTGATAGCAAAGCCACGTTCCGGCAGCAAATGGCCTGATACAAAAATGTCATACTTCCACACCCTGCTGGCTGAAGTTTGTACTGGCGTGGCACCGGAAGTTAACGCTAAGTCGCTCGCATGGGGAAAGCAATACGAAGATGATGCCCGTGCCCTCTTCGAGTTTATCGCGGATGTTACCGTCTCGGAAACGCCAATAATTTTTCGTGACGAAAGCATGCGCACCGCCTGCTCTCCCGACGGTTTATGCAGCGACGGTAACGGCCTTGAGCTTAAATGCCCCTTCACTTCCCGCGACTTCATGAAGTTCCGGCTTGGCGGCTTTGACGCTATCAAGCCTGCTTACATGGCCCAGGTGCAATTCAGCATGTGGGTTACAGACAAGGACGCCTGGTACTTCGCCAACTACGATCCACGCATGAAGCGTGAAGGCCTGCATTATGTCGTGGTCGAACGGGATGAGAAGTACATGACGAGTTTTGATGAGATGGTGCCGGAGTTCATCGACAAAATGGACGAAGCACTGGCGGAAATTGGTTTTGTATTTGGAGAACAATGGGGGGTTAATAACTAATGGATGAAGTGATTTTTACTTATAACGAAGAATCAGCACTGACCGCCGGACAAGGTGGTTTTATTACCGAAACGGGTGCGCATATCATTAACATCACCGAAGCAGAACTCAAGCAATCAGAAAAAGGTGCCCGATTCATTGAGTTTTCTGGAGAATCCGACGACGGACGGAAAATCCAATATCTCAGTGTTTGTGTTCAGAAGAATGACGGCACTGAAAATAAATTTGGGGCGAGCATTATTCACGCCATGATGGGATGCACAGGAATTGGGCAGTTAACGCAGCATATGGTTTCCGTCAGTAAATATGTTGCACCTGAGTTTCACGGAAAGAAAATCGGACTCGTCCTCCAGAAAGTATTAACCACAAACAGAAAGACTGGCGCAGACGGTTACCAGATGGAAATCCGCATTCCATTCATTGCAGAAACAGGGCAGACACTGAAAGAAAAAGCTGAAGGAAAGAAACCAGAAACTGTAGCAAATATGGTTTCCACTCTCAAAGACAAAGACAATCGCAGCAAAAACGTAAACCCGAATCACACGGACGCCCCAGGTTACTGGCAGTACGGCAGCGATAGTTTTTAATTCACAAACAAAACCAGGCTTTAAATGCAGTAAACAACCGAAGCCTCAATACACTCTCTACACGGAGATATAAATATGAGTCAGCATCAGACAGATGTTAATATTTTCATTAACGACCTCGACGGCGGGGTATTTGTTAACAAACTTGGCGCGGTATTAAGTGAAGTTGCCTTTGGCGTAAACAGCACAAACAAAAAAGGAAAGGTATGTGTTGAATTCGAATTATCTTCACTTGATGAAAATCGCGTATCAGTTTCCCATAAACTAAAATTCACACGCCCGACAATGCGTGGTAGTAAATCAGAAGAAGACACAACTAACACCCCGATGTTTGTAAATAAAGGTGGTGAGCTTACTTTGTTCCAGAAAGACCAGGGACAGCTTTTCGATAAACAGGGTCAACATGACGCTGTTTTACGCTGAATAATCCCCGCCTTAAAACGCTCGCGCATTATCCCCAAATCCATAAATTAAAGGTAAATATACATGTCTCAGTTAGATAGCAATGCCATTAAAGAAATTGTAAAACTCACCACTACTGCTTTTTCTGGTGAAAATTTGCCGCTTACGGAATGCCCTGTTGCGTTATTGCCGGACAATGTAAATATCGAAAGTCTGGAACGATTCATGACAGAACGTTTTCGTTTCCGTGGAGTCATGACCACAACCAGTATTGATGACTTTGTTGAATACAGCAAAGGGTATGCCGATGAGCACTCCCGCTGCTTCATTAACGCGGAAACGATGAAAGCAGTCACTGTGTTCAATATCGGCACTCTGGAGCAACCTGGACACGCTGACAACAAGGCACTGCTGGAACTGAAAGCCACATCACCATATCGCGCATTGCGTGACGTTGACGGCAAAAAACAACTCCAGAAGTCTCTCGCTGAATGGCTGGAAGACTGGGCCGACTTCCTCACAGCCTATGACAGCGACGGTAATGTGCTGGATATCAAACAGGCTATCTCTGCTGTCCGTCGTCTTACCATCGATGCAAAACGCAGTGCTGAATATGAAGAGCAAAACTTCAGCGGTAGCCGCTCAGTCATGGAGTCCGTGGAGGCTAAAAGCAAAGAAATCATGCCTGCCACTTTCCGCTTTGAATGCATCCCATACGAGGGCCTGGGCAACAGGGAATTCACGCTGCGATTAAGCATTCTGACAAGCGAACAGCCTGTTCTGGTGCTACGTATCGTGCGTGTTGAAGCTGCGGAAGAAGAAATTGCCAAAGAGTTCCGTGACCTGCTGAAAGAGCGTTTCGAAGAAGAAGATATCTTAACCTTCATCGGCACGTTCTCAGTGTGATGAAATCTGTGACAGGGACGTCACGACATATCGCTCATATTTCACGAGAAAATACACAGTTCTTGGAGGGTATACTATGCAATTTAAAGATTTACCAGAGGATATTCAGAAAATAGCTGCGGATACGCTTAAAGCCCATTTATCGGTGCTTGATTTAACAAAGGAACCAAAGGCGAATCTGGAAAATATATCCCGTAACGTGCGAGATGTTTTTGTCGGGCTGTATGCTTATGACAATGAAAAGCACGAGGAACATATTCAAAATGGTTGCATTAATAAATGTCAACAAAATATCAAACTTCCTGTTGCTGATAAAACAGAGCAGAAAACAGATGTATTAGTATTCTGGAATACCGTTGAGGCTATCGCCAGGAGCACGATGTTGGAGTTTAACAACATCAATCATTCCGGGATCGACACTCATCAATCATCACATCGTGAGGGGTTTTCCATTCTTCTAACTCTGTTACAAGAGCAAGGCGAATATCCTCAGCCGACATCAAACGATACTGAGCAATAGTCTATTCTCGTACGCTGCAACGTGAGGTCGTACCCCGGACACGGGTAAACATCCGGCAATTCCAGCTTACCACCTATTTAACCCCCTCCCCGTAACGAGACGAAGAAATGAGCACTCATCATGTTGTGAGTTTTTCAGGCGGTCGGACATCGGCGTACCTCGTCCACCTTATGGAGCAACGCAGAAAAGCTGGTGAAAACGTTCATTACATACTCATGGATACGGGATGTGAACACCCGCTGACGTACCGGTTTATTCGGGAGGTTGTGAAGTTCTGGGATATTCCGCTAACCGTGTTGCAGGTCGATATAAATCCAGAGCTTGGGCAGCCAAATGGTTATACGGAATGGGAACCAAAGGATATTCAGACGCGAATGCCGGTGCTTAAACCGTTTATGGACATGGTAAAAAAATATGGCACGCCATACATCGGCGGCGCGTTCTGCACTGACAGATTAAAACTCACCCCCTTCATAAAATACTGCGATGACCATTTCGGACAAGGGAACTACATCACGTGGCTGGGTATTCGTGCAGACGAACCCCGTAGGCTGAAACCGAAACCGGGCGTCCGGTATCTTGCCGAACTGTCAGATTTTGATAAGTCGGATGTTATCCGGTGGTGGCGAAAACAACCTTTTGATTTGCAAATCCCGGAGCACCTCGGGAACTGTGTTTTCTGCATCAAAAAGTCAACGCAAAAGCTGGGGCTTGCATGTAAAGACGAACCTGGTCTGATGCGGGTTTTTAATGAACTGGTTACAGGCAAACACGTCAGGGATGGTCATCGCAGAACAGGTAAAGACGTTATGTACCGTGGTCACCTGACGCTTGACGGGATTGCCAGGATGTATGCCGACAGCGACTACAGCAATTTGTATCAAGCGATGGTGCTGGCCAAGCGGTTTGATACTGGTTCGTGTTCCGAATCATGTGAAATCTGGGGTGACCAATTGGAGTTGAAATTCGAAGAGGTAGTGGCATGACAATCGTAAAAACCCATACCGGCATTGTGATCACCAAAGACGGCCCGCAGGTAAAAAAACTTCACCAGACAGAGCGGATGTGGGTCGTCGGCAAAAACGAGTTTTACCACAAAGAAACCGGACGCCGCCACTTTGCAGAAAATACGCGCCGCAGACTGCTGATCGACACAATCAAGCCTGTCGAGGTGAAGCATGTTTAAACAGAACGAAAAATCTATCGCTCAAATTGCTGAGTATATCCCGCGTACGTGCCGGGGTATGCAGTTGCAGGAAGCCAAAGCGCGCCTGGAGAAAAAAATTGCGCTCTATATCGATGACGGCTGTGATGCTGCCGTTCCTAACGCGGCTTTCGCACCAGCTCTTAACTGTCATACGCGGGAATCTTTTTTTTCGTGCATCGCAGCGCAGCTCCACAAAGGAGGCAACCAGTGAGCAAGATTGACTATCAGGAACTGCGTGAAAAGGCAGAGAAAGCAACTAAAGGAAGCTACATCGTAGGGCATACATCTGTTAACCAACACGGCAATTTAACAGGAGTTTTTGTTTGCCAAAAATGGAAAGGAGAACCCGGTGGCGTGATTGCAGAATGTCATGTTAACTGCCTGGTTGAAACAGATGCTCAGGCTTACGCAAACGCTGAATTTATTGCTGCCTTTAATCCAAATGTTGCGCTGGCACTGCTGGATGAACGGGAAAGAAACCAGCAATACATCAAACGCCGCGACCAGGAGAACGAGGATATTGCGCTAACGGTAGGGAAGCTGCGCGTTGAGCTTGAAGCAGCAAAATCAAAACTCAACGAGCAGCGTGAGTATTACGAGGGCGTTATCTCGGATGGAAGTAAGCACATAGCAGAACTGGAAAAACAATGCGCCGAATGGGAGCGAAAAGCATTAAGCAACTTTGAAGAGTGTGCTGCGATGGCTGAACGTATCGAAGAGATGCAGACAAAATCTGCACCAGATTCGTTTGGCATCATCGGTGAAAATATTCGAACACAGGATAATCGAATAACGTCAGATCCTATGTTTTGTGTGTATCAAAAGCGCGAAATCGTTGTTGATGCTGATTATGACTATGACCGGATTGTCTGGGTTGATGAAGATGGCAATGAAGCCAATAAACTCCAAAGTCGTCGTCTCGAACTACTTCATGAAAACTTTCGG